GAGGCATTAAATATCATCCCCAGCATACTCCGGCTCTTCGCTAAAAATTCTAGTCATTTCTGCTTCAACATCTCCCTTGACAAATCCGCTCTCTATCATCATATCTATCAGGCTTTCTTTGCTGTAGATTCCTGCTTGCCATGCACCAACAAGAGCAGTCAACATCTGCGGAGACAAAGATAATTCAGAAAAATCTGTAGGAACAGAATAATAAACATCATCAGGATTTATACCGCTAATTTGAGCAGCAATCTTAAGAGCATCCTCAATTCCTTTCATAACATTTTGAACAACTCCAACAAGTGTTGCACCTTGCGCTCCCTGTCTTATTTTCACTGTCTCTGTAGACTCTGCTGCTCCATTGGTCGGTCCTAAAAGAGTTGCTCCAAAACTTTTTGCCTCCTCTTTCAATTCAACCATATCGCTTTTCACATGATTCAAAGCAGAAGTATCTGTCGCAGGAAAAAATGCAGTTGCAGCAGGATTTTCTAACACTAGAGCAACAGTTGAACCGTATGCAGTTGGAACCGCTCCTGTAGCTCCACTGATGCAGAACATAGGATTACAAGTCATATACTGCGCGTTAGTTAGATCAGCATCTTTCCTGTAAATTGTATATGCGATTTCTGCAACTCCACTGAGCGGAGCAGGGTCGCAGTCGTTTCCATTTTCTAAAGAACCGATTGTAACTATAGGAAGCTTTTCAAAACGCACTCCCTGCAAGCTAGGAACTATTTTCTCAACTTTAGAATTGTCTTCATACTTGCAAACAACAACAGCGTCATTGACGGAACTGTCTTCAGGATCTTCTCCTATGATGTAAGCGGTATAGGAAACTTTCTCTTCAGTTTCAAAACTATCATAGTCGCTCAAAACAGTTTCAACATTCTGAAACACTGCCATAGTAGTATCATCTGTATCAGGGTCTTCTAACCAATTTATAAATTGCCTAGCTTCTTGAATAACAAAATGCACAGAGTTATTTATTTCATCTACATCAACAACGATCGTACATTTTCCAAATTTCAAAACTCCAGACAGACACATAACAAAAACTTCATCTAGGCTTTGACCTTTGCGAGTCGCTTTAGTTTTTATGTATTCCATAGCCGAAGGAAGATCGCAATTAGAACCTTTTCTAGTAGCTATTCCAATCAATCCGCGTAAAGTATTTATTGTGATCTCGGGGAACCGAGCTCTCTGCAAATATCCCATGTATGCTCGGTTAGAATGATAATGTGGAGCGATGGTTATCATCTCCTTATTTTTTATTAGATCCGTAGTTCTAGCACTAGGAGTATCTGAAACGCTCGCAGGAGTATCGTCGTCAATAAAACCTTGCGGCATTGGAAGATATAATTCGTTCGCAAACTTCACAGCATTGCTTCCGGTTATTGCATCATCAATAGATTTCCAACTGTAAAGATTTCTAGTGTATTGAACATTGCGATCGTTATTTGTAATAGCCATTTTATCTTATCCTTGAAGTAGTTCTAATAAATCCTGCATTTTGACGCGATATAGGAAACCTCTTTGCAAGAAAGTATCCAAGCGCATCGCCAATATGATCAAGTCCAGTTTTCTTATCGGGCACTCCATTGTCGTCCCATGCTTGCTGCTCTAAAGTTTCTATCGTGTTCGGACAAGCGTCAACGACAACAAAATAATTCCGCTCTCCTAATCCGTTTAATATCCTGGCGTTTACGCAGTTAACGCGATCGCGTATCAAAGGATTAGAATAATCAACCGTTATTGAATATCCCTGTGAGCGAAGCTTTTCAATGTCCGTAGCAGTGGGAGCACCATTGGAACTTGACCGCTTTTTTCCAGTTGCGTCAGGATAAACAGTTATAGGATTATTAGGATAACGCTCGTTAAGAATTCTAATAGTGTCATCAGTATCGTAGCTGTCAAAAATTTCATCAACAGCGTGAGCAGTCTCTGATCTAATCACATGAATTACAGCAGCACCATGTTCAATATTGAAATCCATCCCAACATGAATGCCCTCATTGCCAATTACTTTTTCAGTGGATGCATTCAGAGACCGATCAAATTTTCTGTATACCCTTCCGCTCGTTAGGTTTACGAACTTTCCTAGCAGATAAGCATCAATTAATTCAGCAGGATAACTGGAGCGCAAAGTTTCAATATAGTCTTCCGGAAGATTGTGTTCATTGCTGTAAGTTGTAGCACGAACCATCCCATAGTTTCCTTGAGTGTCTTCTTCCTTGACCCATCTTTTATAAGCGAAGCCAAACCCTTCAGGCGTAGTATATGCGCTGACTCTGTTCATTTCTGTTTTGAATTGTTGTCTGCCATTTATGAAAACAAAATCACCATTTGATTCAAGCTGAGGGATGCGCCTTCCGTATTCATCTGACTGATATATTTTCTGTCTGTTACGAGCAATGATCTTCTGCCATGCGAGCCGAGCCTTGTGTTCGCCTAGAATATCCATCTCGTCGCAATGAGCCCTGAAAGTTTCATAGCCTACGATGCGTCCTGGATTATCCATAGACCTACAAATTATTTTTCCGTATCCCTCAACATAAAAAATATGCTCGCTTCCATTTATCTTGAATGTAAAATTTCCGTTAGTTAAAATCTCTTCAACATACTGCATGACAATTAGTTTCAATAGATCATAAGTTGGAGCATACAGAGCAATGTTCGCGCCTTTGTAATTGAAAAGATCATTGAGCGCATTGACCACCATGCCCTGAGATTTTCCAGAACCAAAACCAGCAACGAACAGAATAAACTTCTTGTCGGAGCGCATCAGTTCTGTCTGCGGCTCTGTCAAATAGATTTCATTGACTGGCTCATCATCGTAGTCATCAAACATTTCTACAACTTCACCCATCAATCAAGCTCCTAGCAAACTGGATAAAGACCTTCTCTGAAGCGATAACGTAACCTAGATCGCATCCGCTTATGAGTCTAGCTGGCATTAAAAACATCCAAGGCTTTCTGTTCTGTCTGTATGCAACAATAGGAATTAATCCTTCAACTTTTTCGTAAGTCTTTTGAGCGACAACAACTTGATGCCACCATAAATCCAATGAGAGAACTTCTCTGCGCTTGACTTCAATTAAGAAATCTTCCAATACGATATCAGAACCTTTCCCTCTAGACTGCTTCATGTTGCGAGCAACATCAACTGATAAGTTTTTAAGAAGCCATCTGCACATTTCTTCTTCGCCAGCCTTCCCTTTCTTTTGGGCGTGAAGCGGCATCAGTAAAAGTTCCCGCCTGAGAAGCCAGAAATATAATTATCAAAAGCATTGAAAAGATATTCATAAAATCCGTTGACGTTAATCATTGTATCCCCAATCATTTATTTCTAGTCCGTCATTGTTAGCGCATACATCAAACTCAACTATGAAACTGGTCTTGTTGTCAGTGTTCAAATAGATGCCCGACCGTTGGAAGGGAACGGACTCTCCCTTGTAACAAAGGACTAGACGCTGTTCGTCTTCTGGATTGCAGTCTTCCATGACGGTCATTAGCTTTTGAATCGTAAAATCTTTTCTCTTCATTACTTCTTAGACTTTTCACCGGAACACTTCCAAGCCTTCCTAGATAAGTTGTTAGGAGTGTTCGGGTCATTCTGTTTATCTTTGCTCAGTCCCTTTTTTATTCCTAAACTTCTAGCACAATACGCATCACCCTTCGCAGTCCCTGGACGAACCCTAGCCTTTCCGTCACTAGACTTTCCTGATTGACCATAGCTAATCTTCTTTCCATCAGCGGTGATCTTAACTTTAGCTTTTCCCTTCGTGGGCTTCTTACTTACTGCCATGACCTGCTCCTTCAACTTTCAATTCAGTGCGCTCAATCACAGGAAGACCATCGCGATCAAAGCCTTGCGACCAGTTAAAACCTATAGACAAAAGACCATCACTATAAAACTCTTTATGAATTTCTTTCAAGAATCTTGTCGCTCGTATTGCAACTTCCGCTTTCAATTCGTCTGGGTGGATCATCAGCACTTCCTTTCAATATTATTTGTCTTACAACGTATGCTGAAACCAAACACTTCTTGCCGATGCTTGAATACGTTATACCATCGGCTCTCATTTTCAAAACCGTCCTCGCAAGTTCTTTTCTTGTTCTAAATTTACCAGTCGTTAATTTCTGTCTGGGTCTTTCTCCAGCAATGTTCGTCCATGCGCTTTTCCAATTGTCTTCTCCATCAGACACGCTTCGGCTTTCCCTTTCCGCCTTTCCCTTTTCCTTTTCCTTTTCCGTAACCATAAGCTGAATAAAATTCTTTCATAAATTACTCCTTGACTAATATCCTTGAGCGTCCATTTTTGATTCAAGGACGGCTCCTTGATTCTCAGATGATCATCAACTTACCTTGATGATCGTCAGATGGCATCGAACTATCTGAAGCTTATCTGAAGCTGAATGAAGCCATCTGATGCCACCTGATGCCGCGTGATGATCATCAACTGACCGTGATGATCATCAGATGATCCACCTATCATTCGGTCTCATTCGTCTCTACTTCATCAGAGAATAAATCTAATTGCGCTGTTTGGATTTTGTTTTTGTTTTGGTTTTTTATTGGAGGGATGGTGGCATAAGGCCAATCTTTTCCTACAGCAATTATAACATCTATTATCTTTCTAAAATACATAACTGAAACTCAATTCGCCAACATGACTCTAAATTCTGCTTTGCGCTTTCCTTCTGGTCCGGATGTATCCTTCTCCTGAAGATGCTCAACTATTGCAGCGGTCATTTCTTTGGCATCCTTGCCTGACAATGTAGGAGACTGAAGCTTTTTCAAAAGCGTCGCAGTATTGTTTCCAAGTATCCATGGACGAGTAGATTTATGAATAACCTGAAGGCTTTCGGTCTGGCTCTTTGTTAGCTTTATCCCGTGATATGCTATCAGGCAGTCCTCAAAGCTACACGCCATCGCCATCTGCTGGAAGCAGACCATCATTTCAGTTCTGTTCCGCATCTCTTCATGGTCGGCACTAGACATTCCTTTTCTTATCTTTGGAATAACCCTTGAACTCTCGCCGATTGATTTAGCGAAGATGGTTGGAAAAATTTCTACTGACACTGTACGCGCCTCACGCCTTGCAATACTTAAAATATAAAAACATCTGGGTCATTTTGCTATCAAAATATTCTTTATTTTGAATAACTTTTAAATAACTTTTAAATAACAGCGGAGCCCTTACCGTATAAGGGTTTAATATAGTTATATATATATTGTTATTTTGTTATTTGATTTTGTATCGGCTCCTCTCGGACCGATCTCGCCTGCCGATCGCAAAAAAAGTTTACCCATACCCGCCCACTGAATAACCAAATAACACTCCTTGAAATACGCTTCAAATACAGTGCTGGCGCGGCTCCTAGCGTTATTCAAAAATGAATAACATTCAAATAACATAGGCCAATATCAAATAACTTTTAAATAACTTTCAAATAACTTTTAAATAACACTAATCACTCATCTCCATATTTCAAATCTATTATCTGAATTGGAGAAAAATATTGTTTTGGAATCACTCCATAGAACTTTTTTCCTTCTACTCCCTGCTGAGGATCAAAAACATAATTTCTTCCATTTCTAAGATCAATCAATATGCTGTGAAGACCGCCTTGAGTGTTCTTGCTAGGAACTCCAATCTTATAAAGATTACCACTATAAAGAGTATCGCTCTGTTGCCTGACACCAAGGACACCGAAATAGCATAACAACTTCGTCGCATCAAATGGAGTCATTGGAAAACCAAGACCGATCATTTTAGCTCCGTCCTTGATCTCCTCAATTGGGATTCCTAATGCCATAGAAATACAAGCAGCGACACAATCATTATTGCAAGTTTGATTAACAAGATTTATTTCATATTGAACTGTACTGTACTCACGGGGAAATAGTCCTTTCATGAAGCTTGATTCCAGAATTTAGAGTGCATGATAAATTTCTTTTGGAGTATAAGTTGCTCAAGTTCTTTGATACTTTTTTCGCAAATGTTTTGAACAATTTCTGTTCTGTCCATAAGCATAACCGAATGTATAACTACACCCTCTTCTTCTTGGGAGTCCAAATTATAAGGATGATAGAAATATAAAACTGAAACACCTATGTATTCAAGACCATCAATTTCTAAATCAGATACCATTATCATTCTGCTCTCCCGATTTATTTCATTCTATTCTACGCTTGTATATTATCGCCTGTATTGCTTTCTGAAACAACATCACGGTCAAGACGCTGTATGTATTAACGAGAATTTTTTTGGCGTATAATACAAGGGCTGGTAGCTCCAGTGATTTAAACCTTTGACGCTCTCCGTTTCTTCTCTTGTGTCCCAAGAGAAAAAGCGGGAGTGTCTTTTTTATCGGGACAATAAAATATGAAGAAATTACTTGTGCTAACACCCAAGTCAGAAAAACCTACAAAGACTTTAGATTCAAATTTAGAAAAAATATCAAGCTTTGATGCAGGATGGTTATTCAAATTTGAAACAGTAAATTATAAAAGCATTCACCCATGCATCAAAAAAATATTAGCTTTAGACACTTGTTTTATAGTCTTAGGCGAGCTTAACGAATACGGACAACAGATAGAAGCAAATGACGAATACGGGCCAAGAAGAAAGAAAAAAGGAACACCAACAATACAAGACAGACAAGGAACAGAAATTGTTTTAGATTTAGACGACCATGTAATAAAAGGATTTGAAGCAAGCGATATCAAAAAAGTAGAAGGCTCCATAACAAGATGGCTAAGAAAAAGAAAAATAAATTGTGATGTGACTTGGCAAATAACAAGTGGACAAAAACTAAACACAGAAGAAGCAAGAATAAGATTATATATTG